CCGCCACGGGCGTGGGTCCGTATACCCTTGCCGTTAACAGTGGCTATAACGGTGGAGCTTTGAAATTGGCGCATGCCAATGCAGGCACCGTGAAGTCATCGGCAAGCCATGTGATCACCGATCAGAGCGATGGTGACTACTACACCATTGAAGTCGGTCTTGGCAACCAATTTGGAGCAGCTGGCACAGCACTACGTGTCCGTTCCTGCAAGGTCAGCTCTTTCAAGCGATCTGCCGAGGCTGGCAAGCTCCTCATGCATGAAATCGAGTTCACAGGTATCGCATCAAGCGTCCAAGCTACCCCTGCCACAGTGACTTTAGAACAACACCAATCCTTCTTGTTCACACAAAGTGCATGGACGGTCGATGGCGTTACAACGGGCGATGCCTTGAACCTCAAGAAGTTCGACATTGAGCAGAATAACGGCCTGGATGAGGATATGCAGACCGAAGGGCTTGTCAATGCAGGGTTGGTCTACGGCAACCTTGATTTCAAGGTCTCCTTTGCCGTGCTTTTCACCGTCTTCTCCAAAGTCTTCCAGACGTACTACGGCGGTGCTGCAGGAACCACTGATGCCCAAGCTCTGGGACTGGGAAGCCTTGAAGTCATTTTTACCCAACCAGATACCCTGCACACTGTGAAATACAAGATCTTGACGTTGGCCTATACGAAGACGGGCATTCCAGAGCCAAAGACGGACGGCAAGCATTTCGAGATGAGCGTTGAAGGCAAGAGCATCGCTGCGCCTCTCATTGGAGCCGGTGCAAACAATGCGTATCTCTTGCAGACTACGCTCACCAACACACAATTCAGTGCATACTAGAGGATTGAATTATGACAACACAGAATGGCGTTGTTGACGAGGAAGCGGCAAGGAAAGCCCTTGAGAGTATCAAGGAGAGTCCACCGCGCCCTATCATGCCACAAGCAGTGAATCTCGATGAAGTGACCATCGAGATTATCCCGGTGAAATTCCGTGAATACAAGGAGGAACCGCTCTGCTACGATGACGGGGAGCCGCTCCTTGATGAGCAGGGCAAGCCTCGCATGCGACGCGTGCCCAAGCTCAGGACTGCACGGATACAGAACTTAGTCCCAACCGACGCCTATCACCATGCCATGAAACTCAATGATCAAGGGATCTCTGAAGCAGAAGGCATGGCAATCATGGAGGACTTGGTTCTGGAGGTCTGGCGAGTCAGCGAACCCTGGATGGAAAGGAAAGAGCTCACGGAGGGCATCGATCTCCCTGTGGTCACGGAGCTCTTTACCCGTTTTTTCGAGCATGTGAACCGCCCATTGAGCATCAGTCCCTTGCCAGGAGACAGTACAACGCAAGACGGCGGGGAAGAAGCACCCGCGTCGTAGACGCTGACGTACCTGTCGATCCTACTTGTGATTGGGGCATGGAAGAGATCCAAAAGGCCATCGATCTCGCCTACGCCATCGAGGAGTCAGACCCTGAAGCCGCAAAGCAACTCCTTGCACAAGCAGAGCGGGCACGGGCACGCATTGACGGTGGCAATGCAGGAGCGGCACTTGAGCCCTATGACGCAATGAGGACGCGTGCGAGGCTCTTGTATCACTACAAGGGCGGGCTCACTTACAGGGATGTGAAGACCATGGACTACCGTGAGTTCTTCGGGTTTATCAGAGAACTCGATTGTATCCTTGAAGAGCAGCGAGAGCAGAGCAAAGGGCAGGGAAATCAAGGAAATTCAATGGATATGACAAGGGTTGTCAATGAGTTTCCTCGACCACAACCATATGAAGGCGAAACGATCAAATTGATTTGAGGAGAGCAATGGGAGTAGATCGAACCGTCTGGGAATTTAACATACAGCCAGGAAGTTCCTTGAATGTCCTCAAGAAGTTCGAGGACGCCCTTGCTAATGCCAAGAAAAGCATCAATCAGGTCGCTGACGCCGGTGAAAACTTCAATAAGCTCTCCTCCCTGCAAACCAAAGCCGCTGAAGCCGCAAAGAAAGTCGAGGTAGCCCAGGCAAGCGCTGCCCTTGCGGTGAAGAAAGCCAGTGACGCTGCAACGGGCGGCAAAGCATCCACTGAGCAACTAGCTCTCATGCAATCTAAGGCTGCTCTTGCTGCCGAAAAGGTCAAGACCGCAGAGGACGCGGCGGGCAATGCCATGCAGAAGGCAGCAGGGGAAGCCCAGAGACTTGCAAAGGAGTCCGCTGCAAGCGCTGAGAAGACGGGTTTCTTTGCAAAAGCGATGAGTGGCCTGAAAGATCATGTTGCACAGGCTACGAGCGGGCTTGCATCAGGCTTCAAGAATGCAGCAGGGAACCTCCTCGAATTTGGTTCCAGGGTTGGCATGACGGTCTTTGGCATCCAGCAACTGGTTCAAGGTGCGCAAGGACTGAGCAGCGCACTCGTTGGCAGCAATGCCGACATGGAGCAGACAACGGTTGCCTTTGGTACTTTGCTCCATAGTGGCGACGCTGCGTCCAAGATGGTCAAAGACCTCTGGAAGTTTGCCGCTGAAACCCCCTTTGAATTTCCTGATATCACCAATTCTGCGAAGCATATGCTCGCCTTTGGCTTCTCAGCGCAAAGCATCTTGCCAATGCTGCACAACGTTGGCGATGCCGTCTCTGCTCTTGGCGGCGGCTCCTTTGAAATTGACCGCGTAACAACAGCACTTGGTCAAATGCAGGCAAAAGGTAAAGTTAATGCACAGGACATGATGCAGCTTGCAGAGGTAGGTATCCCCGCATGGCAGCTACTTTCTGACGGTATGGGAGTTACGACCGCCGAAGCCCAGAAGATGAGTGAGAATGGCTTGCTCCCGGCAGGCAAGGCAATCAATATCCTGCTTGACGGCATGGGTAAAGCCTTCGGTGGCGGTATGCAGGCGCAGTCAAAGACCTTCAATGGCCTGCTCTCGACCTTCAAAGATAACACCATGGCTGCATGGAGAGCTTTCACAGGACCACTCTTTGAGCAGTCAAAGGCGTCATTGATCAAGCTTGGCGAGCTTGTTACTTCCCCCGCCTTCCAACGATTTGCGACCGATATGGGCGTAAAGGTCGGTGGGGCTATTGCAAGCGTTGCTTCCTTTGTCAATACACAGCTAATCCCTGCCTTTCAGCGGCTTTGGGGCTTTATCTCGCAAAATATCATTCCTGCATTTCAAACTGCTAGCACATGGTTCTCTGACTTCGTTGGTCGTGGGCAGGCAGGGATTCCCATCATTGCAGGCATTGCTGCCGCTGTCGGCACACTGCTTGTCGGTGCCTTCCTTGCTCTTGACATTGCTATCAGCCCCGTTGCGCTGGCAATCGCAGGCATAGCCCTGGCAGTCGGCGGTCTCACTGCCGTCTTCCTGCATTTTTACAATACAAATGCTGGTTTTCGCGATTTCCTCACCGATACAGGCCTCGTCTTGCAGCAAATAGGCGCGTTCATTGTGGGCACCTTCACGCCCGTCTGGCAACAATTGCAGGAAACCTGGAAATCTCAGATACAACCCTCCTTGCAGCAACTCATGGCAACCTTCGATCAGATTAAGCCTGAATTGACGGTCCTCGCTCAGATCATCGGCGGCTTGCTGGTTGCACAGATCGGCATTGTAGTCGCTGAAATCGGCGGCTTCATTGGTGCTCTCGCTGGTATCTGGAAGGGTGTTGTCCAGATAATCGGTGGAATTGTTCAAACTGTTTCAGGATACATTCAAGTTATTTCGGGCATCATTGCATTTATAGTAGATTTATTTACAGGAAAATTTAATAAGCTTGGTGGGGATATACAGACAATACTTGGCGGGGTGGGCGATATATTCAAGGGATTTGGGAACGTGCTTGGCGGGATAGTAACGGGAATTGTGGAAGGGGTAAAGGGTGGTTTCAAGGGTATGGCAGATGGCGTCGCTGGGTATATCGATGGGATGGTAAACGGGGTAGACAGGAAGACAAAAGAGGCAAAAGAAAAAGCAGACCTCAATACGCTCGAAATGAAGATTGCCACGATCAAAAACGTGGAAGGCATGGATTTAGAAGCTATCCAGAAGCTTGATCATATGCGCATGGGCATAGCCGATCAGCTCAGGCAAACAAAAGATGATACAGAACGGCAAACACTGACAATAAAGCTCAAACACGTTGAAACCGCTGAAACTCAGCGCGTCGCCGTGTGGGAAAAGCACAAAGAATTGCGCAAAAATGTTGAGGGGGAGCACACCAAGCTTAAGAAACATATAGAAGATACATCAGGCGGGATAATAGGCTCAATACAACGCTTTTTTGGTGGGATAGGGCAATGGTTTCAGGATCGATGGACAGACATCAAAAATGCATTTGGTGCAGTAGGCAAGTGGTTCTCTGACAAGTTCACAGAGGCTAAGAATGGCATATCTAGCGCATTCGGCAATATAGGCCAGTGGTTCCAAGACAGATGGACAGATATCAAGAATGTGTTCGGAGGGATAGGCAAATGGTTCTCCGATCGGTGGACCGATGTGATGAACACGACGGCACCATTCCGCAACTATATGAGTGCGGTCTTTGAGACCATCTGGAACATTCTGGTTGCTCTGTGGGGGAAATTAGGGCAATGGTTCAATGATCGCTGGGGAGAAGTCAAGGCATTCCTTGCTCCAATCGGTGCGTGGTTCCGCGATCGATGGACTGAGGCATGGAATGCCACCACAGGCGCATTTGCGTTCCTTGGCAAGTGGTTCTCCGATCGGTGGACAGATGTCAAGAATATCCTAGGCGGTGTAGGGCAGTGGTTTCATGATAGGTGGACTGAGGCATGGAACTTCATCGCTGCTGTATTCACGCCAATTGGTAAGTGGTTTGGGGACCGATGGACAGATATCAAAAACGTGTTCGGAGGGATAGGGCAATGGTTCCATGACAGAGGACAAGAGGCATGGAATAAGCTAACGCAGATATTTTCACCAATCGGCAATTGGTTTCGCGATAGATGGAATGAGATCAAAACAAACGTTTCCAATAAATGGGACGAAATAAAGACAGGTGCATCAAATGCATTCAAAGGCATTGTTAATGCTATTATAGATCGTTTAAATGATGGAATAAACTCAGTTGAACGATTTATCAACTTTATCGGGCAAGGACTCGATAACATCGCCACCTCATTAGGCACCAAGGGCACGATCCCCGTTGCGCACCTGGGACGCATTCCTCGCTATGCATCGGGTACCGAGGGGCATCCAGGCGGGCCAATGATCGTCGGCGAGGAAGGCCCTGAACTCCTTGTCGCCCCGCGCGGAACCGCAGTGCTTTCCTCGCCGAAAACCATGGATCTCCTTGCCATGATGGGAGGCAAAATACCAGGTTACGCCGGTGGCATCGGTGATTTAGCTAGCAACATCATGGGTTGGATCGGGGGCGGTGCAAAGAGTGTCCTGGATAATGTGATGAAGGCCATGAATATCAAAGCGCCGGATCTCGGACCAATGAGCAACATTGCATCAGGGATATTCAACAAGGTCAAAGATTGGGCAGTTGGGTGGATCGACAAAATTTTGCCAAAGTTCGATTTTGGCGGAGGCGGAGGCGGTGCTGTCAACGTTCCTGGCAACGTGCAATCATGGATAGCCCAGGCCATGGCATTGACGCATGCGCCCGCAAACTGGGCTTCCCCGCTTGCCGTGATTGCCATGAAGGAGAGCGGGGGAAACCCGAATAGCATCAATCTGTGGGACAGCAATGCTAAAGCAGGGCATCCATCCCAAGGTCTGTTCCAGATGATACCATCCACATTTGCAGCACATATGCTACCCGGGCACACCAATATACTAGATCCTGTATCAAATGCAGCAAGTGCAATAGGATATATTCGGGGCAGATATGGTGATGTATTTCATGTACCTGGAATTGCGGCATTAGCGGCGGGAAAACCGTACGTTGGATATGCCCAAGGTGGCATGCTGTCTGAGCCTGTCCTTGGAATGGGGCTACGCACAGGAACACGGTACAGTTTTGCTGAGAGAGGCCCTGAGATGGTTCTGCCAGTTCCGTCTCCCGGCTTTAATTCTCCCTCAAATACAATCAGTGTCTATGATAGTGCTGCCACGGCAATGTTAGGACGAATCTTGGCAGTCCTGGAAAAGCAGGGGGGTGCATCGAGTATGACAATGAATGCCAATGTCACGCCCGGATCAATCAACGAGCAACGCATAAATCAGGCAATACAGTCATTAGGGGGTCTAGGTTACGAAGCGATGCAAAGGGGGGCTTGGTGAGATGCATGTAGAGCATAAAAGGCAATTGGAGAGCTCGGTTAAGAACTCTCCAAAGTCAGGGTTAGAACAGCCTTCCGCCCTCGCTCCATTCCCACGGCGCTTTGTCGTGTTTGCTAAGATTGCAAGCAGGGCATGCCAGAACAATGTGATCAGTGTCATGTCTGGGCTTCAATTCCGCACGACTCAGCGGAATGGTGTGTTCGATGTGGTAAATGTACTTTCCGTTCTTTCTTTCAAACTTAGAGTAACCACAGGCGGCATAATAACAGCGGTATTTTTGCGCTTTCAGTTTTGCTTGGATCTGTTGATGCGTAAGCGTGCCAATGACTGCTCTTTTGCGGGCCTTGCGTCTAATGGAAGCAGCGCGCCTAATCATCTTTCCTTTTTCAGTTTGCATTCTACGCTTTTGCTGCTCGTTTATTCTGTCCTTGTGCTTTTTACGATATATCCTTGCTTTTCTGGTTATTTCCTTTCTGTTTTCACGCTCATATCTCAATTGATATTCACGTTGGGATTTGTATGTCTTTCTTCGCGTACTTCGACACACCTTGCATGCCGGATTCAGTCCATCTATTTTCTGAGGGTGCTTGGTAAAAAAAATGTCGGTAGCAGGGAAGACCTTGTCGCACGCAGGACACCGCTTCATCCCTTCAGGAACGGGGTCTTTTTCTACGGGGGGATTTCTACGGGCAGAATTTTTGCACTCTTTGCAACACTCGCTCAATCCACCTTTGCCTCTTCTATGGCGGGTAAAGAACTCAGGAGTTGCAGGAAGCAAATTCTTGCATTTAGAACATCGTTTCTGCCCTTCTGGAATTTCCTCAAGTCTACGAGGATTGCGGCGTGTCTTGTGGCAGGTTTTGCACCGAGGTTGCAATCCATCCTTCATCTGGGCATGCTTGCCAAAGAATTCTGTGGTAGCAGGGAAAATTTCATCGCAGGCATAGCACTGCTTCTGAGGAAAATTGACATCAGGGGTTACAATATTATCCATGCGAGTACTCCTATACTTGCATCACGCCCTGGGCTATTGACAGTAGCGCCGGGGCAAACCAATATTTATTTCCCTCAATTATACCACAGATCAGCTTTCCAAGCAAGTTCATGGCCTTTCCTTGACTATGCATTGAATGCAGAGGGGAGGGTATTTTAGCATGGCTTACTACTTTGGCTCATTTCAACTTGACTCAGTCAGTGGCGGCCTTGGTATCATCTTCAAATCCAAGGATGTATCATCTCCGACAGTTGCTCCCGTGACATCCAACGTAGCACGTCGTGCAGGTTCAGTGAAAAGCGGCGAGATTATCAATGCCCGTGACATTGACGTGGCATTGAAGATCGTTGCATCGTCAAGGACGGACCTTGTTACACGTTTGGATGCTTTAAAAAAGGCGTTACGGTTAAGAGGTCAGTCTCTCGTTATATTCGAAGACGGCAGACTCTGGAACAATGTAGACTGTCTTGCCGCCGAAGGAAAGCTCACAGGGGGCGCGGATGTCCTTGCCTGCAATTTGTCCCTGAAATTTCGCGCCTACGACCCGATTCTTTATGCCCCCACTAGCTCGAGCTACGACACAGGGACAGTCGCCCTGACTTCAGCGTCGGGTACATGGAACTTCCCTGCTATCTCAGTGACTGGCGGGGGCACATCGGAGTCATTTCCCCTCATAAGATTAACAAATAAAACGAGCACCGGAGCGACGACGCTTACCACTGCACGCAATGTCAGCACGGCATACACCACGCTGCCAGTGAACGCAACGAGCTTCAGTGGGGCCGTTGGGGACAAATTACAACTATCCAGTGGCGGAAATACTCAGACAGTCAACGTTGCCACTGCGTTCTCGGTGGCAGCGACGACGATCACCGTGACAAGCTTCACTGCCAATGCGACGTATCCGATCGGAGCCAGTGTGACCAAGGCTACGCAGTGGGATGCTATTTCAGTGACGCAAACTACGGACTCACAGACGATCAGTGCATATTCAACGACAGCCAAGCCGCTCCCTGTCAACAATGCAGAATACATGGACATCCAGTGCGACCCTGCCACTGGCATGAGCATGCAGTCAAATGGTAATGGCAAACTTCACGATCCTGTGGGTGTGCTCGTGACGCTGCCTCCTGACATAACGACATTCAATATAAGCATCACAAGCGTATCTGCTGTTTCAGCGCAAGCGGTGTTTTCATGGGTATCGAGGTACGTATAAATGAGTAGTAACTATTCAAATGCCGTTCTTGCAGATAGCCCAATAGGCTACTACAGGCTCGGAGAGGCATCGGGAAGCACTGCCTACGATGCCAGCGGCAATGTACGCGATGCAATCATCAATGGCACTGTGGTTCCTGGCATCAAGGGAGCCATTGTGAAGGACCTTGACACCGCCATGCTTTTCGATGGAAATAACACTGGAGGCGGCACTGGCTACATTGATGTCCCTGCTTCAGTGACTCAGGGGGCTAACGTCACGGTTGAATGCTGGTTCAAGCTCACTAGTATCACGTTTACCTCCTATCCGCGTCCAATTGCCAATGATAACGTTGGGTCCTCGAAGAAGGGCGTTGAAATCGGCATTAATGCCGGTGGCAGCGGTGGCGTCTTCGCCAACCTGGGCTTTACAGGGAGTTCCATCACGATCAGCGGGGGGGGGCAACTTCTCATCGGAGTATGGTATCACGTTGCAGTGACGTACGATGGGACGACAGCANTNCTCTACCTGAATGGACAAAACATTGCCCAGAATACACCTAGCCTTACCCTTGCAACAGGCACATTTGCCTACGATATAGGGCGCAATCCTTCCTACACCAACGACTATGTTCCTGGCGCAATCGACGAGGTTGCATTCTACTCTACAGCCCTCAGCGCGACGCGTATCCTTGCTCACTACAATGCAGGCATCTATTCAGCGATGTCCTCATCTTATGATACCTTCTACACGAAGTGCCAAATTGTAAAAGTTTACGACTCTACCGGACTTTTCCTGGACACTATTAGAGATGCTCCATACCTCAGTTGCAAGGAGAACATAAACAGCGCTGCCGACACGGTGAAATTCACATTGCCCCGTGCTATCGACGCTTTCGACGGTGCAGGGCAGCCAGGGAGCAAGAACACAATCGTCAGCGGCAATATCGTGCAATGGTGGATATATGGTGCAGGTATCATATCAAGTGGGCTTTTGAAGTTTCAAGGAATTATCGATGAAATTTCACCGAAACTCGATGAGAACGGCGGGGAAAGCGTTGAAGTCACGGTCACGCCGTATAGTCAGATCTTAGGGGACCATGGGATCACATCGACGGTCACCTTTGGCACGCCGGGGACAGCCTCGACGTATATTGACTCTGCATCGATCTTCCGTGCATTTTTCACTGGCAGTTACACCGATAGCACGGGGAATGCCGTGAGTGTCATTGATGCGCTCACTGGCAAGCCATACGGAGACCCGTACACGATGGCCCCGGGGAGCCTGACCACAACGGGGCAGCTGGCAGCATTCCCGTTCCAGAATCAGAAGCTGATAGCCGCGCTCGAGACCGTGAGGTCAATGAACACTGCGGATATCTTCTATCGCCCGAATCAGGACAAAACCATCTTCCTGGGCAGCATTCCGAGCGATCCCACGCATACCCTGCTCCTTGGACAAGACATCAGCTCCATCGAATACGGCATAAGCAATGTTCCTCGCAAGAACGTCATCGTGGTGCAGGGCGCGGGCTCCGTGAAAGCCACTGCATTCGATGCCGTCAGCATTGCAGCCATCGGACAGCGGATCTACCTCAAGACTGACACCCGTATCACATCAAACGACATAGCACAGGTCATTGCGAACGGCTTGCTAGATCAGATAAATCGAGAAACCGTGCGTGCCAAGGTCAAGGTCCCTGACTATCGTGGCTCCCCGCAGACAGGCCTTGGCTACGACATCGAGACGTTCCAGGTGGGACAGACAGTGAAGATCCTTGATGTCAGGGCACCATCGACTTCCACGGTGGGCACTGGTGCGACGTGGGGATCGGCAGTTTGGGGACGTGATACTTGGGGTGCACCAACGACACAAGCTATCTGGGGAGTATCCGTTTGGGGACAAGCAACATGGTCTTCAAGTGTAGGAAGCATATTTGGTACGGTCAATACTATCGTTTCAATTTCTTATGGATATTTCTATGTAGAACTCGAATTAGGTGCGCGTTCCCCTACATTGTCTCGCGCACTGTTCGACCTTGAACTTCGCGTGCAAGAAGCGACTTTGGTTAATTAATGCATAGGAGGTAAATAAATGCCCTCGGGTATAACAGGCGCGACCATAACGAGCTTGGTCAACGGAACTACTATAAATGCTCCTGATGTCATGTCAAGCTTGAATAGCTTGAAAACAAATGGGGTGAATAATGACAGCGGAAATATCGTGACGAATGGGTCGGGCATCATAACAGCGGTAGGTTTCAGTAAAGGCAGCAACGTCATGAATAGCACGATCTTTCTTGGGACGCCGTATCACTTGACGACGAACCCGACGGTCAACGCCAACGCTACGACGAACTTGACATGCACTGGTGGCGCAACAGGGGTGCCAACGGGCGCACTGGGCGTATTACTGCAGGTTGGACTTTTTTCTTCCTCTGCGCAAGGTGGATCTGTCCAAATTTATCCGACGGGCGCGACGGCAGGGATTTATGCGAACGTGACGGCACAAGGGCCGCAAAATACATACTGCCAGGCCTTTGCCATCGCGCCGCTTAGTGCAGGCGGACAGATCACCGTCAAGGCAATTACCAGTAACATGGTTCTGCAAGACTGGTACATCTTTGGCTACATCATTTAGGAGCACGCAATGCCACGCAACGAGAGACCTCTGCCAGACCTGCCAGAGGCATCACTGCACACAATGCATAGCAATGCGAGCGCTGAGATCGAGAGGATCGAGGACCTGCGTCGCACTCTGCTGGGCACGCTCAATGAAAACGGCACAGAGGTCAAGGCAGACGAGGACACTATCCTCGATGCTGTCCGTGCGGAGATGGACAGTGCAGAGCAAGCATTGCAAATAGCACTGGCAAACAAGGAGGATGCAGAGGCAAGGCAGGGAGATCTCACGGCTCTCAAGGAAGAGGAGAATGTGCTCAGGGAACAACTTGCAGCGCTTGCAGAGGAACGCATTGAAGCGATCAATGTGCGCAATGAGGTCGGGGAGAGACTTGATCGGGGACGACACAAAGACCGTTCTCTCAATTGAAACAACTTTTGACAACTCAGATAGAGGAGAAAAATATATGGATCAAGTACCGATTTTAGACTACGTTCCTGACAAGACTATCCATCTTGTCGATTATGCCCCGTACTGGAAAAGCAAGGTCAAGCCACGTGGCTTCAAAGAATTCTGTGAGATGTTCGATGAGCCCCATATGGATCCCTGGGAACTGAAGAACTTCGATAGGCACACAGGGGATATAAATCAGCTAGTATGGGCAAAGAACACCATCACGGACAATGGCGCGATATCCATGCTCAAGAATACATGGAATAACGCTGGTTCTGCTGTCGGGATTATGAACCATATTGTCATCTCACCGAATGGCTGTTCAACAACGATCACATCGGCAACCGGGACCTCTGCGATCACCACGCTATCTGTTGCAGCACTCCCTGCGGCCCTTGCAGACAATGATCAACTCACGATCGGCTATGGTGGTGCAAACCCGCAAACAGTCCAGGTCAATAACGGTGCAGGCTATGCCATCGGCGCAACGTCAATCACGATTGACAGCTTTACGCCTCCCGTCAACTATCCCATCGGCACGGCCCTAGTGCTTATACCGAAGGTCACTGATAATCCCAGCTCTGTCAGTGGAAGCCAGGATAGCGGTGCTCTCTCAGGGGGCGCATTTACGTTCAATGCAACAACGGGATTGGGAAATAGAAATGTAGTTATCGTGTACACCTTTGTCGGTACTAGCGGCAACGCAGGGACTTACAGAGAGGCGTATACATCGAATGCGGGGACAATTGCATCGAATAGCACTGCAAGCCATGTGATATTCCCTGGCTTCGTTCTTGACGCCTCAACCAATGAGCAAATCACATTAACCGAAAAAACATAGATAGCCATGAGGAGAAAAATAACATGCCACTTACACCAGGAACAGCAGATGTTCTTCAACCTATGGCAGCACCTACCGTTGTACAGAATGCGACGGGCGCGGGTGCAGCTATCACGTATAACATTGTGCCTGTAAATGAAGCAGGAGTTGACGGGGCACCTTCACCTTCAGCCATTACAGGTGCGAACAATGCGGCAACGCCAAATAACACCATAAGCTGGGTAGCCATTCCAGGCGCATCCGCTTATCGTGTGCTCAAGAATGGTGCTTTGCTTGCAACAGTTGGGGCAGGTGTCACATCCTATATAGATAGCGCGGGTTCATCGGGCGCAACCTATGCAGCACAAGCATCACAACCTGCTGCTCCTGTGCTTGCTGCAAGCATGTTTCTTGACGGTGGCAAGCCAACATACTCAGCAGCTAAGCAAGGACTTATACCTGCGGCCACCCCAACCGATGTATTCACGATTATTGGCTCAGCTTCAAAGGTTATCCGTGTGTTGCGTCTTGAGATTGTAGTAACCTCTACCGTAGCTACAGGTGCAGCTATTGATGTGTTGCTTCTGAGGCGCTCGACTGCTGATACAGGCGGTACCTCGACAACCACAGCATTTATACCGCATGACAGTTTAGATCCATCTGCAACGGCTGTTTTTACCACATACACAGCCAACCCAGGAGCCCTGGGCACAATCATTGGAGTTGCGCTCCGAGCGACAAAGCTCATGCCCACGCTCGCAACTTCTACCGCTACTGACTTTCCGCTCCCTGACAGGGCATTTTGGGACTTTGGCAATCGTGCTGGAAAGGGGATTGTACTGCGAGGAGTTGCTGATACGTTGGCGATTAACCTCAACTCAGTGTCCTTAGCGGCAGGCGCTTCCATGAGCATTGCAGCCGAAATTACAGAGGAATGAGATTAGAGGTGCATCATGGGTTTTACTAATCCTCAACCAAATGATTCTGCTACTATTCCAATAAGTTCGGAGTACTCACCTCAAAACAATACGTTTCCTGCAATGCAAGGCGCTGATGGTGCATATGTCGATCAATTTGGCAATGCGTCAACAGCTCCCGTCATGTCTTTTATCCAACCTCGTGTAGTGCAAAGGGCAGTTGCAGTTACAGGATCAGGAGCAAAGACGCTTTCTTGCTCCTTCCAAAATCCTGTCATGGGTGGCAACTCTATTGTTGTATGTGTTGGCGTGGGCGATCAAGAAGATGCATTTACAGTATTTAAAGTAACTGACACACAGGGGAACCTCTATACGAAGGTAGGAGCATCAACGCAAGGGACTTTGCTTGAGAGTGCAATTTACTTTGCATCGGGGATAAAATCAGGGCTTGGGTCAAATCCATCTCTGTTACCTGTAACAAATCCAGTTCTTAACACGATCACGTTCAATATTACGGGTCCTACTGCTGTTCCCACTGGAATAAGCATAAAGATTTATGAGATATGGGGACTTATTGCTTCAATAGATGCAATTGATCAGATTGATGCTGGAAATAGCATCAATCCTTCAACTGCAGCTTCAACATTTGCCTCGCTTACTCCCTCAGTTCCGAACACGATAGCTTTTACAGCAGTAGCAACAGGAAAAATTACAACAATTACCCCCGGTGCGAATTGGAGCACAAATGATGGAACTATTTTTCCTTGGGGCGGAAACTTAGGCGCATTCGATAGTCAATACCGCCAACTTTCAACTGTGGGAACAATAATCCCACAAGCTGCTCTCTCAATCGCTACCCCCTGGGTAATGTCCGCTGCATCATTTAGGACGCTAGTTCTCCCAATCCAGGGATCAGTTAACATTATTCCTTGCCAAAATGCGAATATTATCTCAATAGCTTCTTCGGTATCATCAATATTATTGCTAAATTATGACGCTTCACGAAAAGGATTAAGCATTCTTAACGAGTCAACATCTACATTATACATAGCTTTTGCTGTTACAGGTACTCATACATCATATACCGTGCAAATACCAGGAGGCCAACAACTGCCTAATGGTCAAATGCAGTATAGCTATTATGAAATGCCGCTTCCAATTTATACTGGGCCTATTTCTGGATTTTGGAGCAGTGTTAACGGAAATGCAAGAATAACAAGTTTGTATAGCGTGTAGGAGTACTGCAATGCCTTTATTCATACCAAATATTCCATCATCTAGTAGTTCTAGTGCTGCAACGTATTATGTAAATGTGAAAAATGCTCCTTTTAATGCAAAGGGGGATGGTACCACTGATGATACAGCAGCCGTTAAACTAGCTATTGCTTCCGTTTCTAAAGGAGGTACAATTTTCTTCCCTGCTGGAACATATATGATATCATCTTCACTTTCCATGATCTATGATGGTATTCATTTCCTTGGAGCTGGGAAACAAGCAACAATTCTCATGAAAAAGGCAAATTGTGATCTTATAGATATGAGCGGTACAGGACAAGGGCCAACAAATCATATTCATCATTGCTCTATTAAAGAAATGACGCTTCATGGGAATAACTTCATAGGCAAGTTAGTACGCTGTTATTATACAAGCTTGGCATTATTTGACTCTCTTCTGTTTTATGCAAATCAGGATATTGGTGTAGAAACAGTAGAAATGTATGACTCGTACTTTCAGAATTGTTTCTGGGATTATTGCGGTGATGTAGCTGGTACTGTCCCGAGTGTCTATATCAAGAATGCCGCTACTTCATCGGGTTTTGGCTTCTCAACAGACAGCTCAAATATGATCTGGTTTGTCAATTGCCACTGGGAAGATTTCTATGGAGGAGCCTTATGGGTGGATGCCTTGAATGGAAATACAAATAATCCTAATGGTATTTTCCTTGTAAATTGCAAGATGGAGACGACGCTTATTGCTGGAGGGCCATTTTTAAAATTTGCCGCATCTACTATTCAGTGTTATGTGGAAAATCTGTATGTTAGCGGTGATTCATTTAAATCTGGATATAGCACGCCTATTGACGCTATCCAAATATTTGGACGTTCAAGTTCTTTGCAGAATGTTTTTATCAACGCAAATGCAGCAGTATTTTCTAGTGGTGTAAACGTCAGTCCAACGTCTCCTTTGATGTTATCAAATATCAGTGGATTCGGGACAGCATGTACTGTTGCTTTTATTAATATGACAGGTGGTGCTACTGTTCCTGTCAATTTTGAAGCTGTTAGATGTGTAAATGGTACCCTTTTTGCAAACAATACTGGAGGGACTATTTCACCTCTAAAATCTTTTGATGACACAATTGATACAACTGTAGTAACTACAGATTGTTTTCCAGACTTATTGAACGTAGGGAATACTATAATATTCACTGCAACAAGCGCATTTACTGTTCATACACCTGCAATGGTATGGAAAGGGGCTACTCTTAAATTTTTGCTTATCAGCAATGCGACGGGGTTATATACAATTACATGGGCTGCCGTATTTAAGGCAACAACTAATTATGCACTCCCAACAGCAATGCCTGGACCAAATTTAGCTCTTGCTGTTACATTTGTATCAGATGGTACAAACTGGTATAGGGTGAGCTAATGACGGTATTGTATAAACCAAGAACATTTGGCGGTGCTGTACCATACGGGGTTGCTACAACAACAAACTTATTGAGCGTCCCTGCCGAGTCAGTGGCACTCGATGAGAGCACCATGCTCTTGGGCATGCCATCCATTGATACTGAATCAGTTTCTCTTTTCGAACTATCGTCACTCACAGGTTCCTCGCAACTCACAGACGCGGTATCAATCACAGAGGTGTCGGCGCTCTCTGGAATTGCCCAGATTGCCGCTGAATCAGTGTTACTCTCCGAATTCCAGACCCAAGCAGGACAAACATCGCTCACGGAGGCTGTATCTCTTACTGAAAATGTATCTTCATTTGGTTCATTGCAATTCACTGCTGAATCAGTGCAAATCTCGGATGCTTCATTGTTTGCAGGGGTATCTCAGACCATCGAGGCAGCACAGCTAAGCGAGGTCCTGTCTCTGCTAGGCACTGCACAATTCGTAGACGCGGCTTCGATTGCAGAGCAACTTTCCCTAACCGGAACAGCACAAACCCCTGTTGACCTTGCGCAAATCCTGGAAAGCCTTGCCTTCGTTGGCTCTGCTCAATTCATCGATAATGTACAACTAAGTGAACTGCTCTTGCTGCTTGGATTGATGCAACAGGCATCCGAGTCTGTGCAACTAGATGGGTCAGCAGTCTTGGAGTCAATCTCAAGTGGCAGTACAACGAACTCAATGAGTGCCCCTGCTGAGTCTGTGAACACCACTGAATTACTCTCCATGCTTGGCTTGTCGCAATTCAGTGAAAATGCACAGATTAACGAAGTACCTTCACTAGTGGGATCTGTGCAATTCACAGAGATCACCTCGATTGCAGAGCAGTCCTCCTTGAGTGGCATTGTGCAGCTCAGTGAGTTCGCATTGGCATCGGAGAGCCTTGCCTTCGTTGGCTTCGCTCAGTTCGTTGAAAATGCGCAGGTAAGCGATCTCGCATCTTTGGCAGGGATAACACAATTTTTGGGGGAAATAGCACAGGTCTCGGAATCAATGAGCTTGGTGGGGCTTGTTCAGTCTGTGGATGCTGCGCAGTTGACGGAGAGTTTATCTCTGCTAGGCTCATCACAGATCATTGTCGGCTCTGTGCAAGTCTTTGAAGTCATAGATCTCGTTTCAGCAGTCCTCGGTACGTTTTCCATCACATTGCCGCCTGAGTCCGTGCAGATTTCGGACTCTCTATCTCTGCTTGGGTCAATGCATTCGGTGGACGCGGTGCAGGCATTGGAGATCATTGTCCTCTTTGGCTTTGCGCCGATTGCCCTTGCGGTGACAGTGTCTGGCGGTGATTTCAACGTAACTGTGCAGAGCACTGGATTCACCGTAAAAACATCCTGAGGAGGACATGTGCAGACTTTTCTTACAACGACGACGGGACCACCGTGGATATTCACGATCAAGGACAAGCAGGGAAATGTGCCGCCAGGCTTTGCGGGCGCGACGTTTACCTTGATCTTTCGCAGTGTAACAACGCTGCTCAAGGCAACGGGGCAAGGATCATTCGGGGCAGGCAATGCGGCCACGGGGCAAGTGGTATATACGCTCCATGCCAATGACCTCGCCACGGCCTATGCATTGGCATCCAATGAGCCTGGCACCGAGATCTTTGAGATCTTTGTAGGTACAACGATTGGATCGCTGGTCTACGACGATGCAGCGCCGGTAACCATCGGCATCCGCAAGATTTGAGGAGGGCGCTATGAGCATTTTCATAACATTCGATTTCCTTTCTATTCTTAATCTGTTTGTCATCCTGCTTTGGTTGGCAGGGAGTCCGTACTCTGCTGATCGTCACAATGCCCTTGGGGTCATTGTGCTTATCCTGGCAGTCATTGCAATCGTGGCGGACGTTGTGTTCATTGTGCTGAAATTAGTGCATTAGAGGGAGGCGAGTAGTGGCACCGCAATTTATCGATATATCAGAACATCAACCATTAAATGTAGATTGGCGTGCGTATAAGGCATGGTCAGCTAGCAGTGACGGTGTAAGTCGTGTTGCGCTGCGATCAAGCTACGGCAACGGCTATAAGGATGGTCATTTTGACGCGTATAGAGCAGGCGCGTTAAGTGCTGGTATTGACTGCATACTGTACTACCATTATTCGTATCCGCAGTACAATAGCGGCGTTGCAGAAGCCAATTGGCAAAGGCAGGTAGTAGGCAATGTTAGACCACAAGACCTGCTTCTCCTAGATCTTGAAGAGAGCGTAAGTCAATCTACAAGCGGATGGGCGTACGCTTGGCTTGCTCAGCAGGAAGCCAATTATGGTGGGAAGCTTCCGGGTATCTACGCATCTAGCTACTACGCCCAGCAGAGATTGCAAGATCCACGCCTCGCAAAGTATCCGCTCTGGCTAGCCGATTGGCATTTCACACCGGATGCACGACCGGCTTGTCCGCCACCTTGGACAAAATACGAATTACTGCAATACACGGATAAAGCTACAAATATCCCTGGAATTGCAGGAACCGTCGATGCCAATGTTTTCTTAGGCGTCAAGCCACAACAACCACAGGAGGAACAACCTATGATGATTGGATTGGATAATCCAGTAATCTCGCAGTTTTTCGAAGGCGATGATACTGCGTGGCGATGTAAGCAAACAGGCTACACGATAGACCACGGGGGACTCACATTCTACCGGACATTTGGCAATAGCGGGCTGTGTGGGCTCAGTTACATGGGATTGCCCATAAGCGGACCTATTGGAGTTCCCGGCAATCCTGGAGTAGTCTATCAAAGGTTCGAACGAGTCGTGCTCGTTTTTGATGAAACGCGCGCAAATGACCATCCACCCGGTGCTACGGGACAATTCTACCTTGGTCACATTGACCAAGGCATTGGGCAAGACCCTCGCGTCTCCGATCAGCAAGGACAGATCGATGTGCTCAAGAAGCAAATCGCCGCACTCCAACAAAACGCACTGGCTTCAGAGAACACAGTACTGAAGGCAAAGATTGTCCAGGCAGTCAAAGATTTGCAGGGATAGGTCATGCAATCACAGCAGCCGATGGACGCCACGGCAATCGCGTACCGGATCAATGCCTTGGAGAGGGATATTCAACATCTGCAAACACAGCTTGCATCGTATGTCCCTGCCCGTGAGAGTGAATTGCAGCTGGCGTCAATTCGCTCAACAGTGGAACGGATTGAGCGGGACTTGCAAGACACGAAGAAGGAGGTGACTGGACTCAATACGAGGCTCACAGAGAAGCTCACAGAGCAGAAGGAAAGCCAGGACAAACTGATCATCAAGGTGCTGTGGGGCATTGTAGCCACGGTCATTAGTATCGTTACTGCGGTTGCCATCTACTTCATCACGCATCCGGGAGGGTAGTATGTCGCAAAGACTTCGATCTGCACTTATCCGCGTTATCACGGTATGCGGCATTGTCCTCCTCTTGCTCAGCATTGTATCGGATTCACTGCCACTCATGCCGAATAATGCGCTCAATGTGGTGCGCCGCGCTTCTCAGCAGCGAGGACTCAGTGAGCGCATTGCCAAGAACGCGATTATCCTTGTGCGCGGCGATGCCTCGTTGCATAGCCAGGCAGTCAATGAGATGCAAGTGACACTGCCAGGCTGGGAACGGATACAGCGAGGACTGCTCAGTGGTGACCCGAGCTTGGGACTACCGGATCGTGTACCGGATGATGTACGATTGCTGCTCTTGCAGGTGCGCGGCGACTTCAGCGCAATCGATGCAGCTGCAAAGAATATCCTTGCGCACCCCGACGAAACGCAATTATCGATCATCATGGAGCATAACCAGCAATACTACCTGACCATGGCAAGCGTTGCTGATTTATGGCAAGATCGTGTGCAAGCTGTCTCACAGGTGTTTTTTACGATCAAACTTACTATCGGCCTTTTACTTATATCGTTTTGGGTTCTGCTGATCTTTCTGCATAGGCAGGAGAGGAAAGCAGAGCAGAAGAAAGAGAGACCATCATGAGTACTCAAGAACTTATCCTTGGCGTCATTGGCGTCGTATTCCCGTTTCTATGGCACTGGGCAGCGACACTGAAACAGAAAACCGTGCAACGCTTTGAGCAAAACCTCCCTGAGAAGCAACGGGCAATCCTTGAAGGCATTGTGCAACATGGCGTGCAGATGGTAGAGCAGAGATATGCAGACTACACGCCAGAGGAGAAGCGCAAGGAAGCTGAGAATGCCATCTATGCCGCTGCTGATTTCTTTGAGCTCCCTGCACCTAACCCCGTGGTTGTCAGGACCATCCTTGAGAGCACGGTCTTTTCGATGAAGAATGCGACGGATGGCCCTGCCAGCCCTGGAATATCGAAGCTGGGGCGATGACCTTTCACTGAGAACAACTCTTGACATATTCTTGTGTGCAGTGCTACGATGACATCCAAGCACTTCCATGGCTCCTAGTCCTTTCCGTGGAAGTGGCCTCTGATATATCTGGGAGCCTCGCTGCTTGAGGCTTCGAATTTCTAGGAGGATCAAGAAATGCTTGGACTTCGACGTTTATTTCGACGCATGCGCACGTTTCTATTCGAGGATGAGCCTCCCACTGCTTCCATCGCTGATATGTTCGCCCAATTGCCCGACGAGAAGCTTCAGAATGTACTTTTCCATTACTTCGATGAGCCTACTATGCCTACGCAGACCACCCCTGCCTATGCACCGACGTCCAGGGAACGACACACCGATGGCATCAGTGAACGTGCCATTGACTCCGCATTGAAAAATCAGGGAAAGACGCCGACAACCGAGAAGGTCGAGGCAGTGCAATGCGGGGCACTGGACGTCGATCTGAAGAAGTTGAGGCGCACAGGGGATCTAGTGCGCTGGTATCACGACAAGCATCGGAAAGCGCCGATGAGCGATGAGACCATGGAGATCAGGGCGGCACGATGGAGGCAGGGTTGACTGCAATCATTGCACTTGCAGGGCTTCTTATTGGGGTGGTCATTGCTATTCTCAGCATTATCGGGGTATTCATTGGCTTGCTCCTTGCGGATGCCTGGCGAGTCAGGGAAAGCTACGAGGCGCTGCGGGAGTGGAAGGAAAGAGAGCTTTGAAACTGGGGAAATTGGCACCGAAACACGACGTGCGCACATTGCAACTGGCGAACTATTTGGATATTGGCAAATTGCCTCCGATTCCAGTGCAGTACGATTGGGGCAAGAAGGTACCTGTGTGGGGAGCTATGGGAAATCTGACCATAGGAGACTGTACCTGCGCCAGCGCTGGTCACATGGTCCAGGCATGGACATCCAATGCCTCCATTGAAATCACGCCGTCTGACGATGACATCATTGCTGCATACAGCGCGGTCAGTGGCTACAATCCGATCACCGGCGAGAACGATGATGGGGCGGTAGAACTTGACGTCTTGAATTATTGGAGAAAGACAGGAGTAGCAGGGCATAAGATCGACGCCTACACAGCCTGTGAGCCGCGAAATCACGCCCATGTGAAGGCGGCAGTGTATCTGTTTGGTGGATGCTACATCGGCCTCGCATTGCCACTGTCCGCGCAAAATCAGGCAGTGTGGTCAGTGCCGTCGTGGGGATTGCATGGGAGCGGCGCACCTGGCAGTTGGGGAGGACACGCTTGCAGTGTCGTGGCCTTTGACTCGCACTATCTAACTGTGGTCACATGGGGAGCCTTACAGCGTATGACCTGGCGATTTGCTGACCGATACATGGATGAGAGCTATGCAGTTCTTTCACAAGATTTCATTAATGGTGGTATTGCCCCTAATGCCCTGAATTGGGACGCATTGCAGCAGGATCTGAGCAAGGTGGCTCATTGAAGGCCTTGTGTAACATTGAGGGCAAAGAAATGCCCCGCAGGCAGTGAGACGCGGGGCTTCTTCTTGGGTAAACTCTTGGGTAATTTATTTACTTTCCCTCTTCTGCTGCATTGCCCTTGCTAATTTTGCTCCGCGTTCCTCGACAACATAGTTATCGATGACTTTCTTGCTATACAGTGTTGACCGTGCTCCCATTGGCAATGTTTCAATGAGGCCCTTCTGTGCAAGCTTGCGAACGTAGGCAGGGTCAATAGGTCTTCCGCTATTTTTAGATAACCGCATTGCTGCCTGAGCTGCGGTGTACCAATTGTTGAGGTTATGACTTTTCACTGGTCCTCATCCTTTCTTTGATCTAAGCTAATAATACACCATATAGGTCACTCCTGTCAAGTCTTCAAAATTGGGCTTAAATTGGCTTCAAAAGCATTGACAACAGTGCACTATATGGTGTATTATTAATACATAGACAAACACATTCATTCAAGGAGTCACGAAAATGATCAAAGCTTCAGCAACGCTCGCCTGGGTGGCAACGAATATCACCGACATCACTGCCGACGAGGTAGCCCGATGTTCCAAAGTTTGGGATTATCAGACTAAAGAGTACTTCTACATGGTGCTCTCAAAGACCGACGACGCCACTGAGCACAAGGTCACCTACGATAAAGAGCATGGCTTCGGATGTACCTGCAAAAGCGCCAAGTACAAATGGCACAACGTAAAACACGGCAGTGGGGTATGTTGGCATGTGCGTGCAAGTATTGCATCCTCGATCGAGGACCGCAAGGCTCTTGCGCTGAGAGCCAATGAGGATCGCCGACAGATCGAGGAGCAGGCAGGGAAGTCAGTGGAACCCATTGAAGTGCGATGGAACATCCCAGTGTGGATGCTGAGGGCACCGGTTGCACCTCATATGAAGCACAGCCCACGGGAATTATAGGAATAGCAGGGGAGGGAAACCTCCCCGAAAGGGAGAATATCATGAACAAATCTGACTTTTCAGTCTTTTCAGTGAAACCTTGCACATTCATGTTTCATGGCAGTCCCTACACCTATCAGGCCATTGCAGTCAACGGACTCATTGCTTGGGACGTGTGGGCAGATGGATCGAGAGCCCCGATCTTTTGGGCAAGGAAACAGGAAGAGTTGCAAGACATGATCGATGAAGGGAACAAGGGACTTTTAGGCCTGCTGAGGGATGAAGTGGTTAAGGATGAAATTGTTGTCTGCGGACAATCCTGTTAGCTAACAAGAGGAGATAATGAAATGGCTAGAGAGAAGCTTCCAAACGAGCTAGTAGAGTGTCCTGATGACAAGGATGCCTACTACAAGGTTACCGTGTATCGTAGTGAGGATGGCTGTACAGCCACAATTCCAGGTATTGGCAAGGTCATCGTGGCAAAGGATCTACCTGAGTACCCTTGGCAGTGCGAGAGCTTTGCGTGGAAAATAAAGAAGTAGAACAAAAAGGGCAGGGATACCATGCGGTCCCTGCCCTCTCCTTTGCGTCTCACAGAACTTCAGTGACTCTCCTCGACTGCCTCGACCTCTGCAATGACTTTCCCCTGCTCATCATCGCCTTCAATGCGAGCACTGAGCACACGGAGCTTGCCGTGGTCCGTGTCGATGCAATAGTTTCCACGGGTGTCCAAGTGCCATACCATATCTTCTGCCTGCCCCCTGCCTTGCAGCTGAGAGTCAGCGTGCCCATAGGTTCCCAGGATGGCAGTGAAAGGCTCTGCCTTCGGTGCCTCCCCGATGACGATCTGTGAGGGTGCCACAGGGATCGGCATGCCCTCATTGCAATCGACAATGTAAAGCACTGGATGGTCACTGCCGCCACTGATTGCCTTGCCAGGTGCCCTGACATGCAGGATGGTCCCCTGCTTCACACTGCCATCGGTGATGTCCTTGAATTTGATCTCAGTGCCTTCCTTGTGGTCAGCGAATTTCGTTGATGGTCCATAGAGCGCGGTGAGTTGTTCGTTGTCCATAATCAATGATATCTCAAAGCTGGCATTGGCTGACAGCGAGCCGCTATGAATGCTTGGGTCATCTAAACCTCCATTCTTACTAAGTTATCCAAGGGCTGGGTAACTCTTTTGTGTCCATTTGTTACTGTCAAGGGATCGGCATCTCTTTCCGGTCGACTGGCACTTGAAGCGCGGCGTTTGTGATTGGCCTGATATACACGCAAGGACGCAACCGTGATACGGTCAGGGCGCTTTGAGGTATGTTTCAATTTGCCTTCATTGCGTAGTCGTGTAACATAGCGTGCGTCGTAGCCAAGGATCTCAGCGACGGTTTCAAGGGGTACAGTGTCGTTACCCTGCAAGCCTTCTAGAAGGTCAACCTGCGTCTCTTTTGATTGTGGATTGACTTCCTCAATCTCAGATTTTGTTTGCTCCAATCTTCGCTCCTCTTGCACTGCCCTTTCACGTTTCAATCGCAGTTCTTCAGCCTCTCTTGCAAGTCTTAACCTCTCTTCACGATCGGCTTTATCCCGTCTTACTCTGGCATCTTCAGATTCTTTTGCGAGCCTTTCTCTCTCTTCACGATCAACTTGTAAACGTGCCATGGTTCGCTCATGTTCAAGTCTTGCTTGCTCTATGGTTGCCTCTTGCTCAAGTCTTAAGCGTTCCATCCCTGCTTCATGCTCTGCTTTCTCTCGGTTCAATCGCTCTTCTTCCTCGCGTCTTGATTGCTCCAATCTTCGCTCTTCTTCGACTTTCTCTTGCCTTAATCTCTCCTCACGATCGGCTTTATCCCGTCTCATTCGCTCCTCATGATCCTCTTTATCGATGATTGACCGGGCCTGGATAAGCAATGGAAGCGTTGTTTTTGCATTGATTTTAAGGTGCCTTGAAAGAGCTTCTAGAGCGCGTTCTTCAGATTCAATAAGGAGCAATTCACGGGCGTCCCGAAGATAGCTTAACGTGAGATTGAGCAATTCATCGGCGTCTCTTGACTTGCCCATAACTGTCTCTTGAGCCAAGGATAGCAAGCCCTTGCCGCTCCCTTGACTGGCTTTTAACGATTTCAATTCCTGCTCTTGAGCCAATCGTAACTTTTCATTCTCAAATTGTTCAGGCGTCATTGCCGTCTTTATAAGTGCTCCTTCATCTACTTCTATCGCTTTAGCAACGAGCGCATAAAGGACGCTTAACAATGGGAATGCCCCGCCTATAATCGGATTAAGCGTGCCGATTGACAATCCGTTAAAAGTGATAATGCCATCTGCTTTGGCAAACATAGACGACGCGAAAACGATGTTATACTGCCAGTTAATAAACCATGAGAGCCCCGATATAAGAAGGAGAGCGCACACCAGAAACGTGACCAGCAATCCTGATCTTTTGTATTTAATCGCGACTATCAAACTCATGAGAACAACAAACGAGACTCCATCGATCGTCAGTGCAAGCCCATAGCCGACGCCCCAGGCATAGATCGTTCCCCAGAAGTCGGTGGGATTATCAAAATGGGCAAAGTACGTTGCGATATGCGGGGTTGACGCTGCTAGGAAGATCCCCTCTGATATCCAGAGCAGGTGTGTCAACCAATCAAGCATTTTTTTCATGGTTCACCTCCTTCATTTTTTTGTGTGTGTGTGCGTGTGTGAGGGTGACTCACTTCGGATTGAGCTTAATGTGTCACCCTCATTTGGTTTTGAGTGCCAATTTTATCTGAGGCATCAGCTTTCTTGCATCCCATGATGTGATGGATAAAGCCACCGCCAAACTATCAAGTGTCGTATGGCCTTCCGTGTATGCCTGTATCCCACGCTCTAGAAGAGTGGGACCCTCTTGCTCATCATCCTCTTCTGTCTCATCACTCCCTACATCAGGCAACTTATCAATGAGAGCTAGCAGTGTTTCATCACTGACCTTCCCAGCCAATGCAAGGACCGTATCAAGATTGAGTGTCATTTTGCTCTGAGCCGTTTGCTTCATAGGCAAATCGCCTAGTTCCGGCAGTCGCTGAGTCTTAGGTGCTGGTATGGACTGCTCATGCTCTAGCCACTCCGCGATAGCTCGTATGTCCTCATCAGACACGTATGGCACCTGCACAAAGAACGGCTCATCTCTCCCTTCCATGTCTACAATGACTTGTCCTTGGTCTAATGCCCTGATATCCTTGGAATATTCATTGAGCGAAAGCATCTGTGCTTGTTTGACACGCATACCATGCACTAGGCGCGTGTTGAAGAGGTCCCTAATCTCAGTTCCTCCGGTCTTCGTTGCGTTGGTAGCCTGCCCTATGCAGATTGCATAGACTTTGTGCTTGCGCCCCTCCTGGTTCAAGTCCTCAATAAGGTCTGCCAGTTCCTTGGCAACCTCATGCCACTCATCTTTTTCTTTGCTCAGCTTGCCCATGATCGCTGTAAATTCATCGATCACTAGAAGCAAGGGATATGCGCACGGTGCACCCTTCAAACGTGCCTTGAATACCTGAGAGACATGCTTGACGGCTGGTAGCGCTGAGGCTGGGTCAACGCCTGGTGAGCAGTCGAAGAAAGGCGAAAAAGAATCAATCTTCTGCATGAGAGAGTCCTCTTCGGACTTGGCATGCTTGTCGATGACTGCTAGCCTTGCACCTTGCATGAGTGCCTGAATCATCAACCAGCAGGCGCTTGTCGTTTTACCGCCGCCCTGGAGCCCCAGGATAAGAATAGCTTTCAATTGCTTCCAGGTACGCCGTATCTCTTCCCCCTTGCTGTCATGACCCAGCAGGATATCATCGTTGCCGACGCGCCCATTGACGACTAGCTCATAGCCGCTGAGCACTGGTTGCCTTTTCTGCTCTGTAGCAGGACCAGAGTCTGGTGCATCCTTCATCGGCTCGTTCTTTGGCTGCCCGTCGGGATCATCATCCTCATACACTGGCATGCCAAGCCATCGGGCTGCCTTGGACTTGAAGCTCTCACCCTTGGCATCGGGATCGCGCTCAAATCCAAGCCATCGCTCTGCAAAGTCAGCACTCGCATCTTTGAACCACTCGCCTGCCGAATTGCTGCTCATTGCCAGTTGCTCAGGGAGCCGCCGACCATAGAGCAGGGCGTGGATGGCATCATCGGAAAATGTGCTGACGCCCAGGGAGACAAAGAGTCCCCCCAGGACTGCGCCGCCATCAAAGTGGCTGGCAGCGCAAACAATGAAGCTCACTGCTCCCGTCGCACCTGTGGCAATCCATCCTGATCGAGTCCGGGGGAAGACGCGATGCTTCTCCCCTACCTTCTCAATTGCGCTACTCTCCCTCTTCACTAAATCCTTGCCCATAATAATCTCTTTATCCTCCTCGCTGCATTTTCGCCATGAAGCTGGCTTTTCGTATCAAGTGAAGTCCGATAAGCGGGAAGAACATCGCGGCAGCAGTGATACCAACTGCAAATTCAAGATGCCCAAGCCAACCGTATTGAGCACCAGGCACGCTTCCATACTTGTAGTCCGACAAGAAGTTAAAGGCGAACAATGCCCAGCTCAAGAGAAACCAGAACCTTTGCATAACCCATCCACTTGAGCCTGCAACCTCTAATGCATCGCTATACCCAACGATGAATATGAAAGAGGCAATCTGGATAATCCAGGCAATGGTGTAGGCCATGCGCTCAGCGAATGTCAGGTTAGCACTTGTCAGCAGATCGACTGGTTGCCATAAGACATACAAGTTTGGTTTGAATGCATCGATAGAACTGAGGCCCGCTAGATTCGCCTCAGTTGTCTGGACCTGGATGGTGATGGCAATGACAACTCCAAACAAGACCGTAAGTATGCCAACAATAGCGACCAGGAGAGGCGGTATCATGTAGCGCGGCGTAACACTGGCAGTGCTGTCAACAATAGTTGCACCGCCTCCGCCATATCTTCTACCAGCCATGATTTAGCCCTCCTCTGTTCTCTGATACATGGTATAGTCGATAACTTTTTCCTCATCTCGCAGGATGGCAATGAAGAGTGGATCAATCATGCACCCTTCCCATTCCAGGATTACGAAACCATGTCCGAGCTTGTCCGTCGATCCTTCATCGACCTGCACAACCTCATTGCGCTCTGCAAACCATCGTTCAAATCGCGCGATCATCCAGTCGATGTCCTCAAGGTCGGCAGTGATATACACTCCGCAAGAAACACCCTGCGACAATCGCTGAGGTGCATTGTTCGTCATTGGTTCGTATGGCACTAATTCCATTTTAAATTCTCCCTTGTTTGATCTGCCATAAAATCTCCTTTGTATCTAGGTCAGGTATGGTAAGATTCATCCCAACCTGCACTTACTCTGTGGGTTAGCCTGTGGGTTAGCCTGCTAGTTACTGGTTCGCGTTAGCTAGTAGGCGACTGTCTCAACACCTCTAAACTTCTCTAACTCTGATTGCCTGTATAGCAATCTTTTACTCACTTTTGTTTGGTGTTTTTTCAGCAAGGGCTTGACGTTTCGGTAAAACATGCCTCGCGTAATTCCCAGATATGCAGATGCACTCTTGGCGTTGTGGTATGTCTCCTGCCCTACTCTCAGCATGCTCCCTCCTTTCTATCTACAACGAACACTATTTACGATACAAACATAGTATACACAACGGACACAGTTATGTCAACGCTCTTACTCTTGTGTCTATTGTGTTGAAATTGTTTTTTGCGTTGGCTATGTTATAATAAATAATTATTGGAAGAAGAGAGGATTCATTAACATGCCAAGACCAAAGAAACAGCTAAAAGAGACCGACACGTCAACCGTGGATCGAATAAAGAAGGCGCACTATACAGCTCAGGAAGCCTACGAGCACCTAGGATTAACAAGGGATGCATTCAACAACTATGTGAGACGCAATCCTGATGAGTTCGGACGTGTCACTTTTTTCGGCTCCTATGGTTACTATAGAAGAGATAAAATTGACGCCATGAAAGAAAGATTTGAGGCTCTTATTATGGCTGCGGAGAGTAGCACTTTTGAATTTCGCCCTGCACGCATGGAGGACTTGGAAGCAGAAGACCACATGGCATACTTGAACTTTGGTGCTGGTTCTATCTCGCCAGAGCGGAATGCCTCGCGCCGTAGATACCTAGAGGTAAATCCCTATACCTCTTTTCATCTTTATAATTCCAGTACGCTTGTTGCGCTTGTCAATCTTGTTCCTTTGAAACACGAGGCCATCCTTGAATTTCGACAAGGCAAGCGCGGATGGATGTTCAAAGATGAGATGATAGAGCAATTTGAGCCAAGCGACCACATGCTCGAATGCATTATTATCGATCTTGCAACCATCACCAATGCACCCCCAGAAAAACGGGAATGGTACGCAAGCATCCTGCTACGTAGACTTGCAATTCAATTTGCGGGGTGGGGAAACAAAGGCATTGGCATCAAGAGCATCGATGCATGTGGTGGCACCTTGGAAGGCAGAAAAATACTTGAGAACGCTGGGTTTCAGCACACGGGAACCTATAAGATACCAGCCATCGGCAAGCCTGAAGTGATGTCAGATAGACCTATGTATCACATGGATATCGATGCATCTGACCTGGTACTGTTACATCGATACAAGAAAGCATTCCAGAAATGGAAAGAGTCACACTAATCCCAGCCCGCCCAACGGCGGGTTTTTTATTGCCCTCTTGACTCCCTCTCATCTATATGATACAATTTACACAACGAACACAGGCAACACTGTGAACACAATAATCAGATTAAGGAGACAGCATGCTGCATTTCATCTACAAGGGAGATGACCCGCGTTACCCTGATACGGATCTTGCCACTAGATACATTGGGACAACAGACAATCCCAATGAGAGGTTTGAACAGCATATAGGTTGCTACGGGAGCAACCGAGAGAAGCACGACTGGATACGAGAATTAAACGAATTGGGGCTTAAACCTCTCTTTGCCATCGTAGAGGTTATCTACGATGGCAAAGAGGCAGCATTTGAGAGAGAGAAGTACTGGATACAGCACTACCTTGATCGAGGATGCCAATTGCTAAATATCCTGTTAATGCCTAGCATCCCGCGTAAACAAAGGAAGAGTGAAGAGAAAACAGATAGGATGTTGTTAGATGGCATGGAAGTTGTTAAGCGTAAATGCCTACAGTGTGGATGTGAGATACTTCTTGGCTTAGACGAGATTCAGCGTGCAGATAAACTCTGCTTTTATTGCGTTCCATGTAGTTTACCCATATAGACCAGTAAAAGCCCCTGACATCTCGAACATGTCAGGGGCTAGTTCGGAGCCCTCAAGCCCCTAAGTTAAGAAAGCAGATTAATCATGACACAACCTGCTACAAAATTGCAACCCTCTACTAACAACCTCACCCAGCAGAAACCTACCCACAATGTACGCTTGAACATCGCACAACCCGTCATCTACGGGACCTGTGGGCACTTGGCTAGAAATCCCCGATACAGCTGCGGCACCCCTCGATGTTCACAGTATGCATGGTAAGGAGGCACCCATGAACTACGCACAGCATCCATCATTGAACGAAGTCCAGGACTACATCGCAATGCAAGGTCCTGCTATTGAAGCAGCAAGGGAGGCAAGAAAAAACATCCGCAATGCCATGCACTATGTGCGAGAGCACTTTGAACGCACTGAAGTCAGGGAAGTGGCAGAGAGGCGTCCAATGCTTCACTGCGAAGATCTCATTGAAGACGGTGCATGGCTTGGCAGTCTGTGCTGTCAACAATGTCATGCGAGGGGAGCAAGAATTCATGATGGCTATCTCAGATGTCCAGTGATTCTGTGCTGCAAGGCTTCCTTGATGCTCGAGGGAGGAACGCCGCAACACGGGGTGGATTATGCTTTTGCCGATGAAGATGGCTTCGATGGCAGCGACCTCGATGATTCCGAAGTAGTTCAATAGCCAATTCAAAGAGAAGCAGCGACTTGCAATGACTGCAGTGCGCTGCTTCTCTGTCTAGACACTATGTCTATATATTGATTTCCCAGATTTCCTGGATAGCCTTGCCATCGGTGTTACTCAGCGGATTATAGATCCAATAGAGTAAGTGCACATTGGACGGGATAACATAGGCCTCCTGCCCTGACAGATCCATCGATGGAGAGACATCGCCACCAAGGGCCGGTCCAGGAACGTCAGGGATTCCTAGCTGTTTCACAAAGTTGCTATTCCCCTGCTTATCCTGCAAGACGAACTGCATGCCCGCGATATTCTGCACCTCTGATGAGATGTTCTTGACATGTTCATCCAGCACTAGAAAGCGGTCCCCATCCTTTAGATCAGGGAACATCTCTGCACTCTGCGAATACTTGGCGGGGTCAATGATGGTCGCTGACTTCAAGGTGACTTCCCAGGGCTCTGCCTTGACGGTCTCACCGACTTTGTGGAAGGTCACTGCTGTCGGTGAAGGCTTTGCAGGAGCAGTGGGTGCAGGACGTTCAGTGTTGTCAGGGCTGGCGCAGCTGGCAAGGATGCACAGCAGGGGCAGGGCTATAAATAGATATTTCACAAATATTCCTTTCTCGTTACACAAGATACATAGATGCAAATATGTACATCTATTGCAGAACGAGTTGAGAGGGATGGGGATAACAAGAACATGCGTTCAATGCGTTACACAAGGTTATCCCTTGAGTTTTCCATGCCGTCGCAGAAGGTCGATGGCTGATCGTTGCTGTGGCGGGGTGAACCAGTTCGAGAATCGTCCTGGGGCCGTTGGGATCTTGGTTCGTTCAAGTTGTTCGCCACGTATGCCATTCTTGAGCATGCCTTCAAAGACCGTCTTGGATATGCCAAGGGAGGCAGCGAAATCGGTGGAATGCAGAGTACCTGCGGGGAGATCGGTGGGACTCTTTGTCTCTACAATGCGATTCTGGGGGATTGAATGTGTGGACTTGTCTACTTCTGTCTTTCCCTGCTGAGTGGGTTCTGACGTTGTCTGGTGATGACTGGTCAGCATTCTCATCGTCTCTTCCAACTCTGCTACTCTATTCTCAAGATCTGCTACCCTGCCGAGAAGTTCTGACTGGTCATGGTCGGGAGTAGTGGTCTTGACTGGTGCTGACTGGACAAATTGGAGACGTTTGCGTTTGTGTTTCTCGACCTCTGATTCAGGTATGATAAATTGGTTATCCTCTCCCTTGGTGGCGATGATCTTATTCTCTTCAATTCTACGCAGGATAGTTTTATATGAGATGCCTATCTCTTGGGCCGCGTTGGTAGCATTATAGTAGCGCATTGACCACTCCTGCCTATTGATGTCCATCCCAAAATACCACAAGCTCTTCCTTGCCTGTCAACGAATTTGCGTTCTAGTGCCTTGACAGCCCTGCTATCCCTGATTTACAATGGAGCACATTGATACATATCATCATGAGGAGGACACATTGACTGAAGAACATACTTTTGAAGAACTAAACGATGAGCAGCTGGCTGATGTCGTTGGTGGCGTTGACATCGGCGGCGTTGACATTGCCAATATTGTCGTCTCGCAGGCGCTTCAAGGCAATACCGTGCAGGCGTCGGTGCCCGTGAGTATTGCACCGAGGTGCCGTGTGACGGCACCGGTGGTCGTTAGTTAGCCTATTTCTGGGCAACAAAAACAGCCCTTCTCCCTAATTGACAGGGAGAAGGGCTGTGTGATTCTTGGATAGTCAAGGTTTACCACTGAAGATCGTCTTCAGTGTCCTGCTCAGTGCAGTCATTGCCAGCAATGCGGCGCTCCATGGTAGCCATGGATTGCCAGTGATCTGCGTCGCGTTCATTGCCTTCCTGGACAGATTGGGCTTGCAGGGATTCGAACTCTTGCACGTGGGAGTCCTGGGAGGGCAATCGGAGTATATCAAACATTGTGCCACTCCTTTGGCTTGCTTTGTCTTCAGTGCAGCACCTTGCTTTGCAGTGTGATCGGTGCTATACTGAGGGTAGTTTAACGCATTCGGTATGCCCCTGCACTTCCCTCGCCCGGCAGTGCAGGGGCAAAACATTTTCAGGGATGAGCATCGAGCCATTCAACGACTTCTGCGAAGTCTTCAATGAGAGCATTGATCGCTTCATTGATGGGTCCTTGAAGACTTTCGTTGATCTGCTTGATACGTGTGCGATAGGAATTGACAAGCTCAAAATGGAACCAGAGTACCAAGCCTTTGCGCTCCGACTCAGGGACCTCCTTGACAAAGCCATAATAAGCCCCAACCCCTAAGCGTCGTACTTGCCGCTTCAGCTCCCTTGCACTCTGCAATTTGTCGCACACACTGATGAGCAGTGCATGCGTGGACATTTCACTGATGTGATCGAGATAGTCCATCTTGCGCCCCTGCCAGGGTGCCTTCTCTTTTCCGGGGTCACCAGTGCCCTCCTCTGTCAGGGACTCAACTAGATTCAGAACTTCGGGACTACATTCAACGACAATGCGACCCCATGGAAACTTCTCTGATTGGTCCTCGATTGCATCGTGTAGCAGTGCAGACGCAACGACGGTCTCCGCCGCAGGGTCATCAACGGCAAAGCATCCCCAGCCCATCCCTGCGACTTCCATGAGGTGACTCATGTATGCTGCATCGGGCACAATGGATGCCTTGCGACTTTGCTTGCCGTGAAGCTCAAGGGCAAGGGTGAATGCGCGTTCTACTAGTGTTGTCAAATGATTGCTCCTTTTTCTATCTAATAATATGCAACTAACTGAAGCTCCTGCTCTGCAGCAGACTGAAAAAGAGATGCAAGATCGCGCACTTCACGGGCAGTCACACCGTAGTAGCCCAAGTCCTCAGATGGAGCATCCTGCTGCCAACATTGCGCGTTCCCGTTCCATGCCTGATCGGGATGCGCTTGCACCAGGGCAGACAGCTTTTCTGCAATTTGCGCAACCTCATCACGGTTGGACCCAGAATAGAGATTGGTATCTAGATTCTGCTCAAAGAATTGCACATAGACCTTGCCACGGAAGCTACCATCACTGCCATGCCCTGAGAATATGCCTCCGCAAAGATGAAGATCTTCAGGAAAGCTGATTTGATCGGGGCTGGGCACTGTGCGCTTAAAGTAGTTATCGAGACCCATTTGAGAATCCTCTCTCCATGCCTTCCCTGCAAGTCGGGGAAGGCATGGACTGCATGGACTAGTCGATCAATTGACCTATCTTGTAATCAGGCGAATGTGAAACCGAGACAATATCAGATGATGAACGACAATTATTATTACTGCTCAATGTCAATTAAAAAGCAGTTACCCCCCCCTGTGTCGCCTTCGTTCCCTGCGGACACTTCTAGCGGGGCTTCCTAACCAGTCGGGTCAAGCCTATGATGGTCCTGTAGTTATTAGACATCAGCGGCAAGAATAATTGTCGTTTATCAATAAGATTGCAATTTTGGGTCCCACACCGCTATAGCACCGTAGGCATGAAACACGGCATGCCCCACCGTGAAAGCTGTAGGTAAGGACAACGGGCCATTGATCTTCAGCAATGATCCACCCTGCAGACCACCGCTTGCCTTGATCTCAGCGAGACGCGCATCGGCATCCTTGACAATCTGGGCATTCGTGGCAGGATCGCCGAATGCCGTGCGAAGGATGGATTGATCAGACTCGAATTGAATGTTGATGCTTGACATGATAGAAATTCTCCTTTTCGAGATAAATTGAAACACTCCAGGGTATCGCTGCGATACCCATCGGCCCCTTGGCCTGCACCGACATTCCCCGATGATCCGAGAAATGCCGAGACTGACAAAGAGACTACACTGACTTCCAGGGCAAGCCCCATCGACTACTCAATGCATTCATTGCCACGTTGTAGGCAAACTGGCTAGAGCCAGGATAGAGCCACCAACGAGACTTGTGTTGTGCTACCCATCGATCTTCGGTGCAATCGTAGCCTGCCAGGAAGATCACTACTGTGCCACTGCCATCCTTGAAGTGATACTGCGGTGGCAATGGACGAACATGCTCGCTGCCCTTGTAGGCAGGAAGTTCGAACTCCAGGTCGAAGCCCAGCGCTGCCATGAAAGCCTTGACTTCAGTGGCATCGGGGCAAGTCTGTGAGAAGGCATGGAGGTCGGTGAGACTACGGGCGGGTGACTGGATCATGATTGACATCTTTCCTGCTCTTCCTTCTGAGCTTCTTCTTTGTGCTCACTGCATATATCGATGCTCGTTTGCAGATAGCCCTGCGGGTGCAGCTTCCATGTTGCCTCGTTGTCGCACGGTCCGTTGTCATCTCCAATCTGACAGAGACGGAAATGACCGTCCTTATGCTCTAGAAACAAGTTCACTGCTCTCCTCGCTTTCTTGAACTACTTCTAAAACACCTGAGCAGAACCACTGCATTTCACCGATATCCCTGAACGCATCTGAGAACGCAGTGCTCTCAATGGCAGCGTGGCGCGTCTGTGATGCCTCGTTGAGATGGACAAGGACTTCGCCGCTCTCTGCTTTGACCACCGTGCCTGCAAGGCCTGCGAATGCCAATGAGATGCCAGCGGACTGGCAGCGAGAGGCAGAGACGGTCACTGGTGTACCGGGGACTTCGGTGGCAGGGTTGCGCATTGACGCAAAATCTAACATAATACCCCACGGTTCGCTCATTTTTTGGTCAAATCCGCTTGTGAAGCCGAGTGCCAAGGCTCTCGTATTCGCCATTTTCACATGAACAAACTGGAATGTCGCGTTGGCTTCATAAGGAACTAGCGAACGGAGGGTAATAAGGGTGTCTTTCTAGACTTGGGCTCTCTGCAAAGCTGTGGGAGGCAGGCAGAGAGCCTTGACGCACTAATAGGGAAAATCAATGGACTCGTTGTCTTGTGCCTCTGCAATCATTGACTCCGCAGTGGATGCAGTGAACGGGTTGGGGTCCTCCTCTTCTTCGATTGCGGAGGCCTCATAGGGCACCAAGACTTCAGATTGACCTTGCAGCCATTCTAGAAGTGCTTTCCCTTGTGGCGACTCGACATGCCAAGACTTCAGGACTGTTCAACAACTCTGCAATCTCTGCCATCTCAGCGGGTGTCAATGCCCTCTCTGTCTTTTCCTCGGACTCGGTGTCTTGACACTGGTCTTCATCGGCCTCTTCAAACAAGGTGTCGATGGATTGCAGGGTGACCCCGGATGGGAGATTAAAAGCGAACATACCTTTGTACCTCTTCTACATGCTTTCTGAGATAAACCGTTGTCTTATTGATATCGAAGCACAGCTGTACCTCGATCCATTCCAGGGGATCGCTGCCATCCTTGTCAGTCCATTGAATGGCATATTCGCTTTGCGGGCTTTGATATCCTGGCTCGCAGATCTCTGCATTCTCTGGCAACTCAATCATCGTGATGCCAAGGGCACTGTCAATGATTGCACCGTGACTTCGCAGAAACTTCAGTGCCTCATCAGAGACATACCCTGCAGCGATCGTAACTTTACTTGACATAGAAAATTTTCCTTTCATTAAGAACAACTCTTGACACAATCTACAGTAACTATCTCATTAGCCGAAACTCTTGAGCCACATTGAGAGGCACCGACATCAGTGAATCCTCTTTGCTCTGCCTTGTCGGCTCATTGGAGACCGGGGACATCGCTGCAAGTTCGTTGCTCCGCGTTGCTGCAGCTTGTTCTGCGCGGCGGGCAAGGGAACCGAAGAGCCTGACAATGTACCCTGGCTTGCAGCTGGTATCAACGAGATGCGGCTCGACGCCGTGAGATAGCCTACGGGACTCTGCGTTGTACAGCTCAATGAGTGCCTCGTGGCTCAGTGATGCCAGA